TTCCGATAATACCACCTTGCGCGGCAATCGTGAACCCGCTTGTTGCAGAAACATATCCAGGAAGACCCTGAACCAAACTCATTGATTATTTTCCTTTGCCCTGATCGTCAAGGCACTACAGGGGAGGGTAAGGTTTCCCCTACCCTCCCCCTTGATTTTCTTACGAGCTACCAGACGTACCGTACACTCCACGCCAGTCAGACCAGCCTCTCCTCCAACGGGCACGGATCTTCACCTTCATCGAGGAAGTCTCAAAGTCCCAGTCATGCAGGACGTTGGGCTTCTCTCTCCAGTAGGTGCGGACGTTATGCTTCGTAGGCTCCGAGAGGAGGAAGAACGCGTTGAAGTCAGTCAGATACGGAGTGGCAACAACCACGAGGCCGTCGTCCTTGAAAGCGTTGACGGCATTGTCAGCAGTATCCGCACGAAGCTCAGAACCGATAAGCTCCATGGCAAGCCACTTCGCGTTGTAAGGCACCAGAAGCACCTTCGCGCGCCAGTGGACAATCTTACCTGCATCGTCCTTCGTGTTGGCGATATCGTTCAACGCCACGCGAAGCTGGGCCACCGACAAGTCACCGTCAGTGGTGGGACGGTTGGCGTTCGTGCCACCGCCGATAAGCGGATGGGCGGTGCTGAACAACGCCACGCCATCCGGAGATCCTACGGTGGAGCTAAACCCGTTGTTGAACAGGTTCGCATGGTCCACGTCGTAGGTGTAATTCATGCTCGAACCGAGCGCACGAGCCGCGTCAGACACAACCTCTTCCTGCTCGTCGTCCAGGGCTTCCTTGGAAGCACGGAACGCAAGCTCGTAAGTGTCAGCCTGGTACGACACGTCGAAACCAGAAGCAAGATCCTCATAGGTCACAGCCGCGCCTTCAGCCTTGATTGGCACCGTTCCGAAGCTGGCAACAGTGGTGGTCTTGACGAAGGGCTTGTTACCCATGTCGCGCACTTTCAGAATGCGCTGGAATACACCCGCCTCAATCGGCATCTCGTCAAACAACACGTCTTCGAGGTTAGCCAGACGAGACAGGTACAGAGACGGGAGAGTAGTTCTAAGCGTAGCCATAGTAGTCTATGCTCTCCCTTATGAAGTGGTATTGACGATGTTACCGGCGTTAGCACCGGACTGCGTCATCACCTGGTTAACAAACTGCACACACCACTTGCGAACTTCGCTGGACGCAGCAGCCGTAGCCGCAGCAACCGTAGAGTACTGACCCTGCTCACACGGATGCAACTGCACCAAGTGAAGCGCACCAGCCGCCGTCGCGGTCACGCCAGAGATAGCCATGACTGAACGGTTGAGCGACACGGTGTTCGGACCAGTCGAACCAACCGCCCCAGACGACAGGATGGCGTAGTTCTTGAACAGGCCCTTCTGATCGCCAATGACTCCCGACGTAGTGTCACAGCCAACGAACCACTGGCCGGGACCGTCGTACACCAGGATCAACTGTGACGTATTCGAATTAAGCGTTGCAGCGGTTGAACCACCGTTCGCGGCCATGAACTGCGCGGCCACGCCAACGATAGCAGCACTGGAAGTCGGCGTACCGAACGCACCAGTGATTGAACGGACGGTGTCGAGCGTGGTCATCATCACCACGTCTCCCAGGAAGATCGCTCCTTCGCTGGACGACACCGCATACGGATTCACCTGCACCAAGTCCGAAGGACTGTTGGCAGGCATGAACCCGAAGTAATTAGCGGTTTTAGGCTGAAGATACGGCATTGTTACTCCTGTTAATCGACCATTGAGCGACCTTCCGCTCCAGTATACCGGGGATGCTTTGCGTCTTCGATACGAATGTACGGGCTCTCACGACGGTACTGCTCGCGTAGCTCGTCCTGTTTGTCAACGGCACTCTGTGCCTGTGACTTGGTTGCCTCGTCGAGAATCTTCCTACGAGAGATAACCCAGTTGGTTGGCATCCAAGCCAAGATATCACCGATAGATCCGCCACGACGAACGTTTCCGTCTGGGCCTACCATCTGTTCAACCTTGACCTTTACACGCGGATCAGACTTCAGTACGGGTCTCCAATACCGCCAGCCCTGAGACTCAAGCAGCCGGGGGTTGATCCAACGGAGCGTCCACGTCTGAGGTACATCGACATAGCGATGGGCATCTGAGCCAGCGTACTCCGCGTCTTCAAGCTCCCACGGTGGAGCCTCTTCGCGGAGGTCAACCTTCGTACCGTCTTCTGCGGTATACAACGTCTCCGGTCCTTGCGGAGTCGGATCAAAGATCTTATTGTCTTGAGGGATAATACCTAGTACTTCCGGTTGCATATCTGAAATACTGCCACTACCGATACGAGGAGTTCCCTTCGGCATGATTAAAAGTCCTCTGGATTGACAAACGCACTGACAGCCCCAAGGCTGGAAGTACCTTCAGCATTACGCTTGAGAAAGTTCTCTTTCGCTTTCAGAGGATCTTTCACACCCATGCGTTTCGCAAGGGCAGCCTCCTCTGGAGTAATCGTCAGCTTCTTCTGACCACCCACGTTCGAGTTCCCTCTGTTGTGAGAAACACCAGTCACGCCTGACTGAGAGGTACGCCCAATCTGACGAGTCGTTCCACGAGGAGCAGTCTGTACGATATCTGCAATCAACTCGGGATTATCAGCAATCGCAGTCTTCGCTGCCTCAAGCATCGTCTCTTTACCAGCCGCATAGCCCGCTTGCACATACATGCCATACGCTTGATTGACAACCTGAGTCAGTTTGTGATTGGGATCACTGAGCATAGGATATCGGCTGAACAACGCCCGAAGCTGACCGTCCGTAATGTTCGTCCGGTTTTGCGCCTGGCTGCTCTGTGCGATACGCCTATCGGTGATTCTCTGCTGATGAAGGACGAAGGCTTCGCGGTCGCCCTGTTGAGCGGCTTCCCACAATTCCTGGTCCGTCAATTCCTTCTTGTTACCGTCTGGCTCAACCGTTCGAGGCTGCGCCAGTGTGGCGATGTACCCGAGAACCTGATCGAGCTTCTGGTCCTGTGCCGCTTGCTTTCTCTGGAGTTCACGGAACATCTGCTCCGGTGAACGATCCGAGCCGGTGGACGAAACCGTTACGTCCGTGTTCCCAGTAGACGAGTCTGGGTTTACGTCTTCAGTGCTGGAGGCGACCCCAGCGTTAACGCCTGTGTTATCCAATGCGTGTCCTTTCTGTGAGTACTACGTTAATTGCTATCTGACTTCTTTGTTCTGCTGGGGCCTTCTTTCCCGCCGTCAACTTCCTCCGATGCTACGGGAGCACCAGTCGGCACCGAAGGAGTCTCCACATGAATGAGCTTGGAGGGATTCTTGTACTCATTCAACGTCGAACTAAATGCACGACGCCGCTGCGGGGTTTTCGGATTATCATCCTGAAGCACAGAGGTATTAAGAGTCTGAGTACCACGGAGGCCAGAGATATCAGTCTGTGCGACCTTCTCTCTGCCGGTGCCGTGGTTCTTCCTGCTCATCCGCACATTCTTCATCATATTTTTAGTTCTCTTCCGTCTGATGATTGCGCTTACCTGTATACTCCGCATCACGCTCAGTACGAATCTTATTCTGCTTCTTGAGATACTGAGTCTCTAGACCTTTCGCCTGTTTGAAACTTTTCATACGCCCAAGCTGTTCTGCTTTCACAGAATCAATTTTGCCCTTGGGATACTTTCCGGTATGCAAAGTACTCGGAACGTTATTCGATGTAACTTTCTGTTTGTGAGCCATTAGCAGACTTTATCCCCAGGACCATACTTCGCATCGATAGCGGTAGCGGGCTTGCGATACGGAAGACATGACGAGGCATGAACATCAGCCCCAAGCTTTTTGAAGTTATTCTTGAACGCTTTATGACTCTCTGCCTGACGCAACTTACTCAGATCGCCAGCAGGAGACTGCTTCCCACCTTTCGGCATGTTCGACACTGGTGCACCCCATCGACTCTTGTAACGGTCTTCAAATTTGTTTAGGTTATTTTCCTGGTTCTGTCTAGAAGGAGGCTCAACGGTGATCTTCTCATACTTTTTATAATATGGCTTAGTTTGTCCAGCAGTCGAAGGGCCTTTGCCCTTGTCAACATCCTTCAGCATCTTGTCGATATCTAATTCCTTTGCCAAGTCTATGTACCTCTATTCACAAGGTCAATTATACCAAACCGCTCAACACTTGTCAAGTATATTACCCTTTTGCTACCTGTTCTACGACTTTGTAGGGCATATTATACGCTGTTCTCAATCCCTCGATAAACCCCCTATTGTAGTCATGTTTATCGGCTCCACCGGCGATAAGTTGCTGAATTGCATTGTTTTCTAGCAATCCTAGCTGCTCAGTGAAGGTATCCCAGCCTTCTGTACGGGTCAGGGCATGGAAAGCGCCTGCAATCCGTACCCACTTCTCTTTTTCTGCTTTTTGGGCTAGGGCAGCCTCTTTTACCTGGTCCATTACTGGTTATACCCGCTTCCTGGCTGGGGTAGACCAGCCGTAGAGTTAGTTTGACCCCCAATTTGGGGTTGCTGTGCCCCAATCTGGGCATTCTGGGCCTGTTGGCCTACTTGGGGGCCTCCAGGGCCTTTCTGGCCTTGCTGAAGGCTCTGAGCCATAGCTTGAGTCCGTTTTAGCTCCATGGTCTCCTGAATATGCCGCTGAATGAGCTTCTTGGCAGCCAGAGGGACCATTGGGTCTTTCAGGGACTCGAAATGCTCCTTCAGGTGCTTGTCAATCTGCTCCCCAGGAGCCGGAGCGATATACTGCCCACCCACGAAGTACTGTAGCTCCTCCTTGGGAGACCTCACAGGGGTCTGATCCTCCAGGTAGAAGTCTGGGTCACGACCAAAGGCTTTCAGGGTATCGGAAGCAGCCCGTCGGATCCCCTTGATTCCAACGAGACCACCCTGGAGCAAGGCTGGATTCGTAAGCATCTGCTGGATTGTGACCGCGTCTTCTCGCATCTGAGCCCTGTTCATAGTCTCAGACGAAGACGCTATCCTGAGATCGAACTGTCCACGGATCTCGGTACGGTCTTTGATTCGTATGACAGTAGGTCTCTTACCAGTAACTCTAAACTCTTTACCGGCAGGTAGGTATTCCTGATCCAACGCAAGTATGTCCGAGAAGATGCCAGCCCAGAAACGTTGAAATCCTTGTAACGCGATCTTAAATCTAAGGCCAGATTCTCCAAGTAGCGTCTGCGTACCCTTCGCCGTTCTCGTGGCCCCCACTCGATTCGGTTGTCTCCCAACACTGAGATCAGTGAGGCCCAGTAGTCGTTCTCCGTACTGTTGAAGGACCGCTTCTTCGTTCTGGCCCCAGGCCGCACTCCCGCCCCACTTCGGGATATTAACGTCCTGCTGTGGGTTGTCAAGGTCAATGAACACCCCCGGTCGAAGCTGTTGTGAGATAGGCGGCATCGTACTTGATGCCTTCTTGAACCCAAATGGCATATTCTGTAATGTGCCATAGTCCACCTTCTGCTGGTGGATGGTATTCAGTTCATCCTGAATGCCCTTGACTATTTCTGCTACTGGGAGCCCGTAGAATCTGAAGGGGATGGGAAAGTATTTTCCAACACGTATAGGTCTTCGACCGTGGGCGTAGACATTGTCCAGGTAATCCCATCCAAGGATCTTGCCTTGTAAGTCCACAGACTGCCATACGATAATTTCTTCCTCAAACCCGTCCTTGTCAATATCACAGCGTCTGTAATCCTCTAGGACTTCATACTGATCGCGCTTGACGTTCGATGGGCCTTGGCCTTCTACACCTTCCGTCGCATCTTGTCCAGCGCGATATGCCTGAGAGTCCGTCGTAGGCTTATCGCCCTTCGGAGGCCCCTGCTGTAGCAGTTCTTCAACGGCGTCCGCATAGAATCTCTTCAGTTCAGCCTTCTGCCGCAGTTCGTCTTCTGTCATCCAGAGGCGCTGCTTCACATATGGCTGATCTGCAATATCCTGTCCACCTTTGACTGGGACGATCAAGTCGATAGGGTCAATCATCTCCACGCACGGACCCTCGATCACTTCCTCCCGGTCAACGAGTACCTGTGTAGACTGTGTCGTGCCGTCGTCAATGAACCGCAGCGTCAGCGACACGTTGAGAGGGGAACCACCAGAAGGAGAGGTAGGGATTGTACCCTTCCACTTCAGGACACCATCCGACTCAAGATCCTTGGGCTTCACTACTCCAAAGATATCTTCAAAGATCGCGGTAATATCCGTACCGATAGGATACTCTCGAATCTGCTTACGCTTCCTTCGATCTACTTTCCAGTATGTCTTGGCAATAGCAAGGCCAGGCTGGAGGAAGAGATGGGCAGACTCAGTAACCGTCGCCTCAATCTTCATTTCATTGAGGATCTGCCAGTTCAGGAAGGTCTCTACTTTATCTTTTCGTTCGTCGTCACTCCCCCTGGTGGGAACAACAATGACGGGCGGGGTCTGCCCAAGGACACCCTCAACCAGGCGGGGCTTGAGAGTTTCTACTGAAGTCATCGTGAAGGGAACGTGGAAGTCACACGCACCCTGCCACGGGAAATCTTTCTCTACGGTCTCGTTATAGTATGCTGACTCCCACTCCGCGAGGCGAGACTCCCATTCAGATCTGTCCTGAAGACACGCATGGTATTCCACCATGATCTGGTTGGAGAGATCCCGTTCATCGTCTTCCGAGAGCCTGGGAGTAAGTTCGTCATATAGCTCTTGCGATTCGTCTGGTCCACCATCTGAAACAGGAATCTCTACATGCTCAATCTGGCTAAGATCCATCAGGATTTATCGAACCTCTATGAATTAAGTTACAGATATCGCGGGCTTCAGTACCACCAGTGACCAGTAGGGGGACCGTAATACCGAACGTAACATCGTTGTCTAGCTCCCCCGAGAAGTCAGGCCGGTGCCTAGAACAATACTTTAACACAGCACGGGGGTCTATGTCAAGAGAATTGTCATCTTCCACGCATGTAGGGCACCAGTATTCCGGATCTGGCTCTGAGTAATTCGAGTATGCAGAATCCATACTTACCTATCCTTAGTCGCCATAATTACCCCTTAGCTTCTTTCTCTTCGGAGTTCCATATCCTGTGAAGTTTTCAGGTTTTCCCTGAGTTGGGGCGACATAATTTGGCCGTATGAGTCCGAGCGCAGTGTAAAGTCCCGTAGCAAGGTATCGTAGGCATGCATGAATGTCTGCCCAGGGGTGGTTGGATTCGTCGGGCTCGTCGTGGGCTGTTCCGCCCTTTTTAGGGGGGAAGACGTACTTCCCAAGGAATCCTTGCAGGAGCACTGGGCATCCGGTCGCAGATACAAGCATTGATGGGGTTCCGTCGATACGAAGGGTAAGTAGCTGATGGACCAGAGACCTACCGTCCTTCCTTGACCATCCATAATCCCATGAGGGGAATACACCGAGTCCTTGTAGAATTTCAACATCTCGAACCTCCGACTTCTCTGACGTAGACTTGGCTTGCTGTCCAGCAGGATCACAGAAGTCCTGGAATCCGCCGTAATGATTCGGGAAGATCTTGGAGCAGAACTCGATCACGTCTCCGGCAAAGTCTTTCGTGACCTGATTCTTGCCGACGACTTCATACAGGACGTTCAGTCGGTCCTTAGCATCGATCTGGGCAATGAGACACGCAGGGGTGATCCACCCAAAGTCCCATGCTCGGTAGATCTTTCTGCGGGTCTTATACTTGATCTCGCCACAGTGGTCCGTCTGCATGAACTGCGGGTAGACTCGTGTGCCGTCAGATACCCACCAGTTAAGCTCCATCTCCTGCGCCCACTTGTTCGGGTCAGGGAAGGATCTCCGTGCCTCGGCAAACCATTCTTCGGCTGCCTTTCGAGTCTCTGGGTCAGGATGATCGTAGTCTTTCGACGGGTCAGCCTTGTAGTGTAGGGCGACGGCAGTAAAACCTAGCTCGTTCTGGCGGGTAGTAAACCCTCTCACTTCGTCTTTTTCTTTTCTAGTTTCTTAACTCGTTGTTCAATATCTGCCATCCACTCCTGTTTCTTTGGATCTTCACAATTCGCTAGACCCAGTTTCTTATCAAGCTCTTTAACCTTCTCTAGTACTTCCTTTAACAGCTTCAAGGAGTCTTCTGTCCATGGTAATGTAGCAGGAGCAGAGAGAGGAAATGGAATATACGGTTGCTGAAATGGAACAGTCTGTCCGTAGTGGTCACTGATATTACTTACGCTACACATAGTGTCTCCTATGCAAGAATGATTCGCTTCTTCGACTCTGCGATGATCTCAGCAGCAGACTCGTTGAACAAGCTAATGATGAGCTTTGCGTGCCCTTCGGCTTTCTCCATGCTCGCCCATGGACCGCTAATGGGAAACTCTCCAGCCTTGGTGACACCAACAACGAGATACTGTCCAGTCTCTGTATCGTGGTCTATGACTACACTAGCCAATGATCTGCTCCTCTCCGACGTATCGTCCATGATAGAGTGTGGCGAACATGTTCCCAGTTCCGTTCGGGCTTGAGATAAAGATACCCTTTGCGCCTTTCTGAATCAGCGGAGCCACAGCCGTATACACACCATCCTGATCTTCCTGGTGAGCAAACTCGTCTTCGACAAAGATAGATCCAGTGGCAGACCGGACCTGATCGGCTCCACCTGAGAGGGACTGAATGATCGAGCCGTTAGGATATTGAATACGGCCCTCTGATGGTTTGTATGCGATCCGCATCCACACTGGGAGGTTGTCTTCAATGAACTGGCACCTACCCGGAAACCCACCTGAAGGCATACAGACCATCTTCACTGCGTCTGGCCATGCTTTCGTCTGCCAGTATATCGCTTGATGATCCTTGAATCGTGCCCACCAGACTATAAAAGCGCAAACTAACCACGACACCATCATCTGTCTGGACTTGGCAATAGCTATACGCCGGTCTGCTATAAGGATTTTCCATAGCTCTTGAATGTACTCTAGCTGGACTGGGAAAGGTTTAACCGAGTTAAGCGGGTCGGCCTCGTCTCTAGTTCTGACGAACCGCAGCCAAAACAAGCCATCAGCGGCACACCGTTCCAGAACTTCAGAGGATACACTATCCCACAACTGCAACTGAGTCTTACTATCGAGAGTAGGTATCCGTAGGAGGAGTTTTTCAAGCGATTCTTTCTCGATCACGAGATATGCCCGAACTGCACATGGATATGGTCAGCTTCGAGGATTACGACGTACTGCTCTCCGAGAGCTTCTCGGAGTTGTCGTGTCGCATCAATGGGTGACACTCCATCAGGCAATCGAAAGTCTACGGCACGTCCAAGGTAGTGAGCGTTCTGTGTCGTGCCGATGACTGGCTTCCCGAGATGCTGTCCATCATTTAAACTCGTAATCACAAGCGCGCTAGGTAAGATACTCGCTGCCACAGAAATTGCAAGTACGATCTGTGGAGTCAGAACGTTAGCGTCTACTCCTGCTTTGAATTTAATCATTGCTGTATCAACACCTGTATGAGCCCAGCGAGATCCTGGGCTGTGCCTGTGTTTTTGACTTCAACCTTCTGACTCTCGCCAGCGACGGACTGCTGAATCTTCTCCGAAGCGTGGATGGCCCGCATCACACCGTCTACAGCCTTCGCGTCCCCCTCGTCTATCTTGTCACCGACCATATTCCACAGTCTCTCTTCCAGCAGAAGCGCTTTCTGCATCTTCGTCATCTTCAACGAGTCCCGAATCGCCAGGATCTTGTCCTGTAACTCCGGGTGCCTCGTCGTGATGTTGCAGATGTTCTTCTCCGATACCTGAAGCGCCTGAGCTACCTTGTTCTGAGGAACCCCCACGGCCCGCATCCCTATTGCGATCCCTTCCTCACGATCCGACAACTTCGCACGCTTGGGCTTCTTCTTTGGAGGCGTC